CGTCGTTAAGACGATGAAGGGCGAGAACGGCATCACCGTCGTCGCCTCGGATGCGAACGTGATCATTCGCGGGTCGAGCACGACTGGCACTGCCTCTGGCGATCCTGTGGACGTGGTCGGCAGCGACGGCAAGCTCAACGCAGTCGTCAAGCACTCGACCTGGGCCAGTCCGACCGCCTATCCGCAGCGGCTCGAGATCCGCAGCGGTAGCGTCACGATGTCGATGTCGCTCGACGGGTTCCTGTTCAACAACGGGACCGTCGACTTCGAGATCTACGACACCGGTGTCACGTACACGAACGGGACCGACACGTACCACGTCAACGACTACGGCTTCGACTACTCCTCTGGCTCTATCACGACCGGCATCGGCTATTACGGCGTGACCTGGGCGAACGGCGCGGCAACCTTCCGCGTGGCTGGCGCCGGCGTTACGTTCTCGGATTCCTCGGGCTACAGTTGGATCGATGGCGCAGGAATCGTCATCTCGACTGGCGGATCGCGGCTCGATATCGATCAGGACGGCTATCGCATCATCGATGCGAGTGCGACGGCCTCGCTCGGTCCCACCGCGCTCAATCTGACCGACGGCACCAACGTCGCGACCTACGGCATCACCGTGGCGCGCATCGCGGACGCTGACGAGACGACGCAGATCAGCGCAACCGGCTTCTTCTACTCGGGGCCGAACGCCGACCAGTTCCTAGGAGATACGGAGCTTTTCATCGACGGCCTCTTGGGCTCGATCACGGTCGGCGAGAACGGGCTTGTCTGGCAAGATTCGACGAACAAGGCATACATCGACCTCGACGGATTCACGTTCACGAACGGCAGCGCGACCGGCGCCGTTGGGCCTGGGTTCATCTACGTCGCCTCAACCACGCTCGCGGCTACCTACGGCGTCGACAAAGTCAGCTTCACCGATGGCAGCGACGCGGCAGAATTCAGCGCGACCGAAATCAAGTGGACCGACTCGACCGATGCGTGGCGCATCAGTTCGACGGGCTACTACTTTTCCGATTCTCTGATTCTGGTTAAGGCCGGCCAAGGCGGAGTTGAAGTCAACGACGGCGGAAGCAATCGCTCGCGGATGGACGAGCTCGGCTTCGACTACGTCAGCGGCAGTATGACCGTTCTGATCGATCAGTTCGGCGTGCGTTACGGCGACCTTAGCGTGAGCGCTGGCATCGGGCCTGGAGGTCTCGTCGTCGAGGATAACGGCAGCCGCACGATCACGGTAGACGAGTTCGGAATCGATTGGACCGATGGCACAGCAAGCTGGGAGATCGCGAGCGGAGGAATCACCTACGGCAACGGGAGCGTCACCTCCTCACTAGGAAGCGCCGGCGCGGTGGTGAACTACGGCACGAACTACTTCAAGGTGAACTCTGCCGGCCTCGAGATGGGCGCAGGCGGGCCGGTCATCACGATCCCTTACACCTCAATCAGCGGCACGATTCAGCTTCGCGAGATCGACGTCTGCCAGAACGGGACGCCGAAGAAGATGCTCGTGCTCGCCTCTGAGCCTTACTGATGCCGGCTGATCCGTTCATCTATCCGCGTCTGCTTTCGCCGACTGGTCATTGCATCGAGGACAAGACGACGGCAGAGCTCGACGCGCTTAATCAGCCTAGGCTTGAGGAGAGCACGCTGACCGCGGTGATGGATTACTGGTGGAATCTCAATTCTGCGGAGATCGCGATGTATTCCGCTTCAGTAAGCTCTTCTCAAAGTACTTCTGGAACATTCATCGCGATGAGGAATGGGACGGGTGGCGGTGTTGGCGACATCTCCAGCGCTCCAACCTTTCCCCCGCGTGACAGAGTCTGCGCCTACTTTGGTTCCGATGTGACCTACAACTACGGAACGTCAACCGCAGCCTATGATTTGACCGACTGGACTGGATCCGATGAAGCCGGATTCTCGTTCACATTTCGCCAGGTGTACTACAACACGACGACGGCAAAGTACGCACTCGTTTTTCTTTTCCAAGGCTCATTTGAAGGCGGGCGAACTCTCCTAAGTGGAGATGATTACGCGACTGCCAATACCGGAACAATGGTCTTCTTTGGTCAGACAGTCAGATCTGGAACGATGGATTTTTCGGGCGTACTCGTCTCGGTTACCGTCTCAAATCCGACCTACTACACGTACTAACGTCTGACTGTCAGATTCTACCGGATAGAATTTTGAGAAAAAGAGTTGACCGCGGCGCGCGGGTCTGCATTGTCGGTGGTGTCGGAGGCAATCACGCCCGAGACAAAACAACGACGATGACCGCTCCAATCCAATCCGGCCAGGTTCTCGAAGCTCGCAGCGCTTGTGATTACGACTGCGTCTTCTCGGTAAAGGTTATCGACCGCAAGGGCTCATTCGCTACGGTCGAGGCTCACGGCAGCACGAAGCGCGTGAAGATCCGCAGCGATGACCGCGGCGAGTATGTCTACGCGCTCGGCAAGTATTCGATGGCGCCGATCTTCCGCGCGGAGGTGGCGTCGTGAAGCGCATCCTCGCGCTCCTCGCGCTGGCATCCGCCAGCCACGCCGCTCCGCCGGAAAGCTTCTGGCTGGCTTTGCATCAAGTCGAGACCAGCGGCCGGCACGGCGCGATACTCGGCGACAACGGCAAGAGCCTTGGGCCGCTCCAGATCTCCCGCGCGTATCACGCCGACTCGCGCGTCGCCGGAAGCTACGAGCAAGTCACCGACCTTGCTTACTCGCGCCGCGTCGCGACCGCTTACTTCAAACGCTACGCGCCGGACGCTTGGGCCAAGGGCGACGTCGCGACCCTCGCGCGGATCCACAACGGCGGCCCGACCGGACACAAGAAGACCGCGACGCTGCCTTACGCAGACAAGGTGCGGAGGGCGATGCGATGACCTACGATCAATTTATCGACGCGAAGACGAAGGTCGCGCAGGCAAGCGGCTTTGAGCCGCTCGAGATCAAGGCGCCGCTGTTCGACTGGCAGAAGTCGATTGTGCGCTGGGCGATTCGCCAGGGTCGCGCCGCGCTCTTCGAGGACTGCGGCCTTGGCAAAACGGCGCAGCAGCTCGAATGGGCGCGCCAGGTCGCGCAGTTCACCAATATGCCGGTGCTTATCCTGACGCCGCTCGCGGTCGCGAATCAGACCGCGGAGGAGGGAAAGAAGTTCGGCATCACGGCAACCGTCCTTCAAGACGGCATCGAGGTGCAGGCTGGGCCAGGGATCTGGATCACGAATTACGAGAAGCTCGAGCACTTTAACCCTGCCGCGTTCGCCGGCGTGGTGCTCGACGAGTCGTCGATCCTAAAGGCGTTTACGGGCCGGACGCGCATCGCGCTGACCGAAGCCTTCAGCCGCACACCATATCGTCTCTGCTGCACGGCGACGCCTAGTCCCAACGACTACACGGAGTTCGGCCAGCACGCCGAGTTCCTCGGCATCTGTTCGCCGGCGCAGATGCTCGCGACGTTCTTCATCAACGATACCTTCAACACCGGCGATTGGCGACTGAAGGGTCACGCCGAGGGAGAGTTCTGGAAGTGGCTCGCCAGCTGGGCCGCGTGCGTCAGCCGGCCAAGCGACATCGGCTTTTCGGACGAGGGCTACATCCTGCCTCCGCTCAATATGATCGTGGAGATGGTCGCCGTCGATCAGCGGGACCACTCGGGAGAAGAGCTATTCCGTCACGCCACGCTCTCGGCAACCACGATGCACGAAGAGATGCGGCTCACGTCGGAGGCTCGCGCGAAGCGAGTGGCATCGCTCGTCAACAACTCGAGCGAGCCGTGGATCGTCTGGTGCAATACCAACGACGAAGCCGACAAGCTCAAGGCGCTGATGCCCGACGCGCTCGAGGTGCGAGGATCCGAAACTCCGAAAGCAAAGGAGCAGAAGATCGCTGCGTTCACGAACGGCCGAGCGCGCGTCATCATCAGCAAGCCATCAATCTGCGGGATGGGCCTCAACTGGCAGCATTGTCGCAACGTAGCCTTCGTCGGCCTCAGTTACTCGTTCGAGGACTTTTACCAGGCGCTTCGCCGATCCTATCGCTTCGGCCAGACGAAGCCAGTCAACGCGCACATCGTGCAAGCGGAGACCGAAGGAGCCATTACCCAAGCCATCAACCGGAAGATCCATCAACACCAGACAATGCAAGAGAAGATGAAACTCGCGGCGGCAGCGTTTGCCGAGAACCGCATCAAGGAAATGAAGAAGAATACGGCCGTCGACTTTAAGACTGGCGACGACTGGAAAGTCTACCACGGCGATTGCGTTCGCGTGGCGAAGGAGATTGCTGACGAGTCGATTGACTTCTCGATCTTCTCGCCGCCGTTTGCCGATCTATTCACCTATTCGGACGACCTCCAGGATATGGGCAACTGCGCCGGCCTCGAGGATTTCACGAAGCATTTCGAGTTCCTCATTGCGGAGATCGCGCGCATTATGGTGCCAGGTCGCGAGGTCGCCGTGCATTGCGTCGACCTCTTGTCGACCAAGTGGAAGCACGGTCGCATCGAGTTCCAAGACTTCAGCGGGGAAATCATTCGCGCATTCTGGCGCCACGGCTTCCTTTTCCATTCCCGCATCTGCATCTGGAAATCACCCGTGACCGAGATGCAGCGCACGAAGGCGCACGGTCTGCTTTACAAGACGCTCAAGGCCGACAGCTGCGATTCGCGCGTTGGCTGCGCTGATTACCTGCTCGTCTTCCGCAAGCCGGGAGAGAATCCGAAACCCGTGACCAAGGATCCGAGCTCGTTCCCGGTCGATATGTGGCAGGAGTATGCCTCGCCAGTCTGGATGACGGTCGATCAAGGCCGCGTTCTCAATCGAGATGGCGCGCGTGACAACGCCGACGAGAAGCACATCTGCCCGCTTCAGCTGGACGTGATCGAGCGAGCCGTGACGCTTTGGTCAAATCCTGGCGACCTCGTTTATTCTCCGTTCACGGGCATCGGATCGGAGGGCTACCAGTCCTTAAAGCTTGGCCGCCGATTCGTCGGATCCGAGCTCAAGAGAAGCTACTTCGAGCAAGCCTGCGCTAACCTCACACTTGCAAAGTCCCAGACTGAACTCGCGCTCGTATGATACCCAAGATGATCGCCAAGGCACTACTCGCCGGCAAGACGCCAAAGGAGTTCGCGCACGAGGCCGGCATCTCGGTCTCGTGGGCTTATCGGCTCGCGTGGGACGCTGGCTTCAAGTCGGTTTACATCTCGCGCGAGGAACAGAAGATGATCGATAAACGGAGGGCCAGCCGATGAACCGCGCGACCAAGGCGCTGTTCGCGTCGGGCATCGCCTATTCGCACTACGCGCTGGGCAAGGCGGTCGTCTTCCGCGATCAATCCAAGCGGCAGCATAGCGCGCTCAGCCAGCGGCTTCTGCGCCAGTCGATGCGCGATCAGGCGCTCGCTTACGCACGGGAGGTGCGCTGGCTCCGCTATGCAAAATGACTTTAACCGCAGCACGCCGATCAAGAACGTGACCGGCGGCGG